GATTGTTGCGGCAAACTTGTTGCCACGATCCAGGACATACTGCCCGGTGCCAAAGATTGCAATGTGCAGGGATCCGGCATCAGCTGCCGTGACATGCTCTGCACCGGCATATCCTGTTATTAGGTGCATATTTGCCATAATCATTCACCCACCTTGTAGGAAATTGTGGTTTGACCTTTTTTGATGGTCACGATCTTTTTGCTGATCGCAGAAGAAACAGTGATGCCTGTGATGTTGTCGATGGCACCAACGATGTCACCCACATCATAGCTGTCGGAATTTGCATCAAAGTCAATAGACAGATCCGCAGGTTCCAACAGCTTTTTCAGCTGTTCTGTTCCGCTTTTGATCAGTTCTTCTTGGGATTCTACATTGGAATAGTCGAATACTGCTGCGTATTCGTTCAGCCCTGTCGCTGTTTGCGTTTGGCTGATGTTGCCGCTACTATCGGCATATAGATGGACTATCATCCTGTTTTCCAGTTCGCCGCTGCCCAGGCAGATCAGATGATTGACCGCTTTGTAATTCTTCCGCAGCTTGAATTCAACCAGATCGGAATCAAATTCGTCATCTGTGGCATAGTTGTATTTAGCTTCGGAAGATAGCACAGCCTGGCCGTTTTTGACTTCCAAACACAGCTTCAAACCTGCGCTTGAAAGCATCTTCACAAGGCCAGAATATGCATCTGTATAGCGATTGAACTGATAATTGATGTTTACACCTGCAAGGGAAGAAGAAGCCATGAACAGGCTTTCAAGGCCGCATCTGTTGATTATAAAATCAATGCAGCGGTTTGCATCTCCGCTGATGATCAGGTATTTATCCACCAGGGAAGCGCCGCTGGAATCCGCCGTTTTCACCGTGACAGATGCTGTGGATCCCTCGCCGGTCTTCAGCGGAATAATCACTTTGCTGCCAAGGATCCCATGCCAGGTGCGGCCACGATAGGTGACTTCATTTGCGGCAGTGTCCACTTCAATGCTGTCCACGATCCCACCGTATTCAGTGCCTTCGATGTAAAGAAAGGATCCGTCTTCGCAGCAATGCTGATCCGCTTGGATTTGGCATTCAAAATCGTTTTCATCTTCTCCAAAGGCCAGATCCAGTTCATAGTCCAACAGCACACCAACATCTTTCCGCTGCGAATCCATATAGATCAAGTCCATTTCGGTTCGCTCCTTTCTTCCAGCAGAATAATGTCAACGCCGAAATTACCAGACCATGTGACTGCGCTGCTGCCGGAAGGGATCTTCAGAAAGATGTAAGATTCCTTATTCCGCAGATTGAATTTGTTTGTTATCGTGCCATCATTGGCCGTCAGGAAGATTTTTTTCGTGACAGAATCGATGGTTAGATATTCGCCGGCAGCCACATTGCAATTGACCTGGTACAGATGGCCGGCAACATAAATCGCCGGATCAGAGCAAGGCCCATAAACCACCATACGGAAGTTGGAATCCGTAAAGTGCTGGTTGATTAGTGCTTTGGATCCTACATCCGGGAAATAGTCAAAGGCATAGTCAAAAGGATAGTCCAGGTTCTGACCGCCGCCACCGGTTTCTGCTCCAAGTTCCCGGAAGATGTTAGTGGTTTCCTTCACCCAATAAGGGAAATCAGATGTTAGTGTCAGTGTCACTTCCATCATTCTGCTGCTGATCAGATAGTTCTTTTTCTGCGACTTCGTGACAAAGCATTTGAAGTAATAATCACCGATGATGATCTGGCCATGTAGCATGGCCAGGACATCTTTTTCGCAGATCTCCATCAGCCGGTTCCTGGCAGCAATGCCTTGTTCTTCAGTCTTGCAAATGATGATCAGCGGCAGCTTCCGCTTACTGACTGCATAATCAAGGGCAGTGATCCGCTTGTTTTTGCTGGTCACTGTCCATTCGTAATCATGCAATTCATTCGTATTTACAAAGATGCCGTCCTTCCCGAATTCAAAGACTTCATTCAGGTGGTTTTTGTATTTCAACTGTTCAAGCATTCATCAATTCACCGCCTTTACAAGTCTTGCAAATTCACGATTGTTGACATCGAATTTCATGGCCGTGAATGCATCAATCAGCATATCCGGCAGGTCATTGCGGAATTCATTAAAGGCTTCTTTCAATTCCTGCACCTGCTTATTTCCGCCCATGGATCCATTCATATCTTCAGCGACAGCGCTGATCCACTTCCTATTCTGGTCAAGCGGAACAACAGCTTCTGCGCCTGTGCCTTCCAACAGACCAACCTGGCCACGCTCCAAGACACCGCCCTTTTCCAGCCGAGGAATGGAAACAGATTCAATGCGTGTAATACTCCAATCAAGCCCAAGTAATTCACCGGCAGCTTCAACCAGTGTATTTAGGCCATCAATTAGCCAGTTAATTGCACTGATGATCCCATTGACAAAGGATTCCACACCGCCAAGGATGTTATTGATAACACCTTTGATAGTGTCACATATGCCGTTCCAGATGTCAGAAATGAATGTCGATACCGTAGTAAACACGCCAATAATGAAGTTCTTTACATTTGTGAAGGCGGTTGTCAGCCCCGTCACGATGTTGCCCACAATAGTGGTCAGCGAATTCCACATATTAGTGAACCACTGTTTCACACTTGCGACCATTTCAGACACTTTTTTACTGATGGTGTTCGCCACTTTTACCACGGTTTCTTTGATCTGATCCCAATGTTTAACACATAAAACGATTATTGCAATAACAGCGCCAATCGCTGCAACCACAAGAGAAATTGGAGATGTAACAAAGTTCATGGCAGCGCCGAAGGCGGTTGTTGCTACTGTCGCAATGGATGTTGCAATGGCAGAAGCATTTTGTGCAATGTTATATGCAATTATGGCGGCTGTAAGAATTCCGGCCGCAATTCCGACCAGTTCCAGCGCTGTTTGATTCTTATCAACCCAAGCGGTTAGTGCTTTGAAGCCTGTACTTAACTTATCAATCACATCAGATAGCACTTCCATTGCCGGAAGCACAATGTTTTGAAGTAATGGTTCGCCTATTTGCGCCTTGAATTGCCGCCATTTTTCGTTTAGATTTGCCTGAACATTTGCATACTGGTCAGATTCCTTTGCAGCCTGTCCGGTTGCGCCAGAAGCTTCCTGCATTGCTTTTGCAAATTGCAACCTTGCAAATTGCTTTTCCTTTTCAGTCAAATCATCCCATTTTAGTTTAAGATTTTTAGCAGACCATGCAGCTAATGTGGTTTCATTGGCGAATAAACCGATTGCTTCGCCGCCCTCATAAGAACCATTTACAAAGCTGTTTAAGTGGCCCATTGATTCATCAAGGGATTTATCCCAGAAGGCAGCTGCATCGGCTGCAATGGTCAAACCTGTGGATGCTAAATCTGTGGCTTCCTCTATATCGTAACCAAGGCCCTTGAACTTTGCCGTCATACTGGTCATGTACGGCGTAAGACGGCTATCCACCATGCCTGTTGCTTCTGCGATTTTGCCAACCTTTTCAGTGGCAACTTCGGCATAATCGCCCATGATTTGTTCAAAGGCAGATGCTTCAGCGGAAACTTCGGCAGCGACATTGACAACCTCTTTTCCGAAGGCAGTTATCTTATCAATTGCGAAATAGGCAACGATAGCTGAACCTATTTTTTTGATTGAATTAACTATTTTGCTTTCGGATTTTTTCACCCTGTCTGTTGTGTTATCAATGGCGTTGTTTGCTTCACCATTTTCGATAGCTATTGTTCCTAACAGTTTGAATAGTTCCAACGGTTTTCACCGCCTTTCTTGCTTCGGATAAAAAGAAGAAGACCGCAAAAGCGGCCTTCATCTTGTGTTGCCCCTCATGGAATGGCTCCATCGATCCGATAGTTGGCGGTCAATAGCTGGTGTCAATTCTCCAACCAGGACACCGCTTTCCAGGCATACACGCATATTAGCCACACCGCCCAGCAGATCAATGATCCTGTTCAGCATGGCCAGGATCTGCTGCACATCCACAGCGGATCCCCGCATTTTGTTCAGGTCAGCAGCAACCTTGGAAAGCCATCCATGATTATTTTCCAAAGGAACCACGGCTTCAGCGCCGCTGCCTTCCAGAACGCCCACTTGCCCCTTTTTCAGCACACCGCCTTTTGCAAGCCTGGGCAGCGACAAAGTTGGCACATTGCCCACATTGATGCCGGGCAGCTTATTGGCAAGGTTGATGGCTTTGTTGATCAGGCCGATTCCCTTGTTGATCGTTTTTTCAATTGTAGAAAGGACTTTATTCAGTCCGGACTTCACCGAATCACCCATTGCTTTGCCAAGGGCAGATCCAATGCTGGAAAATTTGCTTTTGATCTTTGTCCAAAGACCGCCGAAGAAGGATCCCCAGCCGGAAAATACAGACCTGATGGAAGACCATGCGGCCTGGAATTTCCCACGGAACCACGATCCGACAGAACCGAAGATCCCACGGATCCCAGACCATATTCCGGAAAAGAAAGATCTTGCACCGTTCCAGACGGATTTCACACCGTTCCAGGCGGATCTGAAGATTTTACTGAACCAGGATCCTGTGGCAGAAAAAGCAGACTGTATTCCTTTCCAAATCCCCTTGAAGAAGCCAACAACAGCAGACCAGGCTTTCTTGATTGCCTTCAAAGCATCGCTGAACCACTTTTTCACACTGTCCATTGCGCTTTTTCCGGCCTTCTGCACCTGTTCAAATTTACTTTTGAACCACTTGCCGACACCTTCCCATGCCTTTGAAATGGCCTTCCATGCGGCTTTTGCGGCAGACTGGATGATCTTCCACAGACCGATCCAGAAGTTTCTGAAGCTGTCACAGTTTTTCCATAGATAGATAAACGCAGCGACAAGGCCCAAAATAGCCGTTACAACAAGGCCAATGATGTTGGCCCTCATTGCTATGTTCAATGCTTTCACGGCAAGGGTGACGATCTTCAGCGCAGCCGCTGCCTTCTGCATGATGCCAGCCCATGCAAGGACAAGGACAAAGCCGCCAACCGTTGCAATAGCTATCGCAATAACACCTGACCACAGCTTCACTTTTTCTTCATTGTCCTTAATCCACCTGGCTGCATCCTTGATCTTGTTGATAAAGTTCTCAAGGTGTGGTATAGCAGCGGCAACCATATCGGCCACCTTCGACTTGATCAGTGTCAGGATCGGTTCACCGATTCTGCCGAATTCAGCAAAGGCATCTGTCAGCTTTTCCTGCGCTTTTTCGGCGGCAATGACATCTTTGTTGGTCTTTTTGTACTGATCGGCTGCTTTGGAGTAGGTGCCGTTCAGTGTGTCCATGATCAGCTTCTGGCGCTCCTGTTCGCCGGAACACTTCGCCAGCTTATCATTGAATTCATCTTCACTGATTCCGGCCCAGTTCAACGCATCGGCCAAAGGGCCTGTGACTTCACCGACCTTTGCCGTTTCATTGGCCGCTTCGGTCAAGCCCTCAATGGGTAGGGAAGCGCCAAAAGTGGCATAAACACCAGTGCAGATGTCTGTCCAGGTGCCTAAATCCTTTTCGTTATCGGTCAGCAGCGCAAGATGGTTTGCTGCCTCAACGGCTTGGCCGCTATCACCCAGAACGGAATTCAGATCCGAATAGGTACGCTTTGCAGCTTCTGAAGAATGGCCATTGGTAACAAAAGCCGTGTCCAGCTTGCCCATTTCCGTTCTGTATTCCCTGGATCCTTCGATGGCCGCAATCCAAGCGCCGCCAATGACAGCGCCGGCAGTAACAACGGCTTTCCCAAGCCCAAGCGCAACGGTTCCCACCTTGTTTACCGCTGATTCGACTTCCTTGCTTGATGATCCTGCATTCTTTGCCGTTTCATTCAAGGCTTTGTTTGCTTCGCTGTTATCGATTGCAATTGTTCCAAGTAGCTTGAACAATTCCACGCTTTTCCCTTCTTTCTTTAAGAAAGACAAAAGCCGTTTAACATCTCCGCAGATTCCTTGACTGTGATTTCAAGTTCAAGGCGTGAAGGAACTTTTTCAGTTTTTGGTTTCTTTGTCTGCTCCAAGAATTCACTATAGGTTTGATCAAAATTCTTGTGCAGCCAGTATTCCCATAGTGTTTTGTTTTCAAGTTCTTCATTGGTGATGGTCACAAATTCATTGACAAAAGCGTTGAACCTGCGGCCCCTTATCATGCCATCCAGCAGGATCATCGGATTTGCATAGCGCTGGAATAGCATATCCAGGAACCTTATATCACCTATTTCAGAAGCTTGGTAACACCCTGAAAAAAATCCTTGAATTCTTCTTTTTTAACCACAGCAATAATCATTTCAAGGAATGTAGGCATCGGAAGACTTGCGATTTCCTTTGTCTTCATCCCGGACAACTGCGACAGCAGCTGATAAATGTCATCTTTACATTTGTAAAGGTTGGAAATGATCACGCCAGCAATGTCAACTGCAACAGTTAAACCAATAGCATTCACTTTTCCCTGGTCTTTGGCACCAGAAGCCATATCCATGATGGCATTCCGAACTTCTTCAGATTCAAAGCAAGACTTGAATTCCCTGACACCGATCTTGGAAATGATCTGGAACATCGGGAAAATGTCATCTGCGGTCAACTGCCGCAGTTCAAAGGCTTTATCTGTCATTGTGATTAGTCCTTTCGGTTTTAATTGGAAAATGCAAGGCCACCGGATTGATGGCCTTGCACCGGGTGATTATTCGCTTGCTTTGGGATAGTAGATCTTCCAAGGCAGCGTGTCCAGATCGCCGGTCAGTTCGGCATGGCATTCAAAGGTGTACTTGCCAACAGCGCCTTCCTTGTTCTTGCCTTCCTGCTCAAAGCCGGAAGTGCAAAGGGCATTTTCCAGGACAGCAATGATGTTTTTGCCATCCAGGGTTTTGCCGACAAAGGCGATGTTCTCCCAATAGTCACCTTCCTGGATGTCCGCCTTGGGAACAATGACATCGTAATTGGTATCATCGGAAGTGCCATCCTTGCCCAGAGTAGCAGCCTTGATGATGTCTTCGGTCAACTCGATGAAATTGATTTCCATGGTTGCGGTTTCGCCGGTCTTTACAGACAGGCCCTTGGCAGCAACCAGTGCGCCATCGACTTCCACCTTGGTCACTTCGGGAATGATCGACAGTTTAGATCCGCCAGAAGTAGCGCCTACAATGGAATTGGCGAAATTCCATGCATTGGTGGTATACTTCAGCCCTTTGTGGATCGTGCCGGCACCGAACAGAATATTCTTCGGAGTATTTGCAGATACCCCGGTCTTACCTTCTTTGCTCATATCAATTCACCTTCCATTCTTTAACGGATAGATTGATTTGGATGCTTTTCAGTTCAGCATCCCCTGTGGGAACGATCAGGCTTCCGGCATAAGAAATGGCCACCCCTGATCCACTATCAGTGATGGCCGTATAACCAAAAGACCTGTTAAAATAGTTTTCAATGCGTTCCTTCGCATTTTCAAGATCAAGCCATGATCCCCTGGAAAAGCCGGTCAGAAGGATCGTGCCTTCCTGAAGGCCGTCTTCTGTCATGCTTTCAGATTCCGTGTAGCTGCCTACAAAGTATGGATATTTGATCTTTCCCTTTGCATTGCCGGAATACTCACCGAAGCCATATTCCAAGCGTAGGGATGTCATGGCATCAGATAGGATTTTCAATACTTGCTTGGACATGTTACTTCAGCCCTTTCATGATCTGTTCAGCCCTCTTGATGATTTTGCCTTTGGTTTGTTCAAAGGCATTGTGGAGCATCCGCACAGGCTTTTTACCGTGTGTAAAATGTCCCTGGCCTTTGTCATCTTTATAGAACCAGCCGCCTTTTCTGCCGTTCCCTTCCAAGGCATATTCACCTGTTCCGAATTCAGTCCAGATGGCGTTTTCAAGTGGGCTGCCGATTTTGGCTTCCAGGTTGGATTCATCCACCGTATGCGCCCAGGATCCTTTCAGCTGGCCAGTGTCAACAGGTGTACCCCTTGCAGCCTGGGACTGCAATTCAGATGCTGCTTCTTCAAGGAATTGCAGCAAGGCTTCATCGATAGCGGCCTTCACCTTCATGCTGTTATCCTCAAATTTAACATCGGCCATATTACTGACCCCCTGTAAACTTCAGATAGATTTCCAGCTGGGATCCGCTTCCCATCTCCATCGGATTGTCAATCAGCAGAATGTCATAGATCTTGCCGCCTATGGTCATACGGCTGTTTTCAGCCTGTATGCCGGCAGCAAGCGGCACATAATCTGCAATGAAGATGTGTGTGGATTCCTGGATCTTGGCGTTATATGTGGTGTAGCCGGATTCACCAGCAGAAAGGTCAAGCCAGCCTTTGATGGTCTGGGCATCAACCCAGGTCTTCACATTTTCGCCAATTTCATTCTTGGCTGCCGTGTAGACCTGGATTGTTGCCGTGATGTTTCCGCCAATGCCTTTCATACTCTGATGCCCCTTCCAAACCTGGCCTTCATGTAAGGCTGCAAAAAGCCCATCAGCGCCTTCGGAAAGCCCATAGTGGAATTATCCCCATCCATGTTGAAATAGGTCACAGAATGCCTTGAAATCGTTTCTGAAGCGATTCCAACCTTGTCACCGTTGTCAAGCTGCCATTTAAGCATGTTTGCAACGCCCATTTTGACATCCTGGGGATATTTCACCTTCGTGATGACCACGCCGGATTCATCATACAGATCTTCATTGACCGTGATCTGACCAGTTGTAACGGCAGCAACAGTCACCAGGCAATCCTGCATCAGATCCGATTCCGTGATCTGCAAGGTATCGCCGGCCTTGAAGGGAATAGGTGTATTTACCAGCATGGCTTTGCCGTTTGTGGAAACAGCAACAGCCCGGAAAGCCCTGACCTGAAAATTGTTGTTTGTGTACGCACGAATCAACAGTTCAAGCGCCTGAAGCTTGGCTTCAAGCACCTGATCTGTTTCATCGGTATCAACATACTGCCGAAGTTCGGCAACGGTCATGATCATATCAACACCGCCTTATTCAGCCGGGTTATCCTGGGCAGCAGGATCAACCGGATCATCAGCTTCACTGTCCGTGATTGCAGTGACTTCATAACCGTCATGCTCACGGAACCATTCAGCCATTCGGCCTTCAGTGATCAGTGCCTTACCGTAAGCAAACTGAACGCCACCGGCATCAACGCCGCAGAAATCTGGATTGGTTTTGACCTTGATTTCATACCCGGTTACTTTCTTTGTGCTTTTCTTGCTGTTTGCAGCCATTTTGTTCCTTCCTTTCTTGTTATGCGATCTTAATGTTACGGAGAACGCCAGCATGTGCAGTGTTCTTCAGCACAGTGGCGGCAACCATTTCAACTTCGCCATCCTTCACAGCGCCAGGAGCATTGAAGTCAGGCAGATACTGGCGGATAGCGCTGTTGCCGGTCAGGGATGCAGCATGGAAGCCGTCCATAACATCAAACTTAACTGCATAGATATCAGTCAAGCCAGTGACAGCGGCATCGGAAGCGCCGATGTTTCTGCTGATGCCAGCCTTCACGCAGTCATTGCCGGTGACAGTGGTATCAGAAACAGTGTAATGCTTACCCAGATCCATGAAACGCACACCGTCCATGGAAGTAACCTTGCGGCCAAAAGCTTCTTCGGATTCGGTCTTGTAGCCAAGCAGTCTGGCCATGGTCTGGATTTTGGCGATCATTGCGCTGTTCATCAGGAGCGCATCAGCATCGGTGTTCTTGATCAGCAACTGGATCTGCTCATAAAGCTGATCAGCATTGGTCTTCAGATTGGTCATGGTGCTGATGTCGATGGCAGAACCGGTGCCGGTGTTATACTCGGTGGAAGTGCCAGCCAGCATCTTATCCAGGCCGTCAAACTCGGTGGTGGCAGTGGTGGCGTTGCCGTTTACCAGCGTGTAATGGAACAGGCTGATGGCCGCCAGCACCTTTTCATGGATCTGATATGCCATGTTGTTATAAGGGCCTTCAGCCGCTTTCAGAACACGGTCAATCTGGAATTTACCGCCGAAGATCTTCAGGTCAGCGGATTTCTTTTCCACAGTTGCCTGGTTCGCAGCATATTCAGCATTCAGCGCACGGAAGGCAGCCACAGAAGGCAGCTTCTTCTGAATGTAGGAATAAGTCAAAGTGCTGCCACCCTGCGGAGATACGCAGTTATCAAAGGGCAGCATCTGAAGGATCTCGGATTCACGCAGGAAGATATCAACAATCTGCTGGGATACTTTGTCGGACATACCGACTTTCATTTCTGCAAGTGTCATAGCCATAAAAAATTACCTCATTTCTTTTAGTCTTTTGGCTCATAGGCCAATTTCAGGGCATCTTCAAGGCTTTTAGGATCGGATTCATTGCCACCATGATTCTGACCATCAGGCAGCTTGTGTTCGTCATATTTCTTGGATCCTGCCGTTTCAAACTGTGTAGGGAACTGCGTTTTCAGTGCTGCTATCTTATCATCCCAGCCTTTGATCTTGCCGTTCTCGTCCAGGGCAAGTTCGCCCTTTTCCTTCAGCTTGAAAGTCAGGTAATCGACATCAAGCGCCTTATTGGAAAGCAGTTCAACCTTGATCGCCGCATCCAGCTTTGTTTGTTCCAGTTCGGTCTGAAGCTGCGCCACCTGGCCTTCATATGCAGTAATCTTGCCCTGAAGATCATCCTGTCCTTTGGTGGACTTCTTCAGTTCAGCGATCAGGTTCTGCGCTTCAGTCAGTTCGGCCAGCTTGCCTTCGTGATCAGTCTTCAACTTTCCATAACGGATATCAAGGTTTTCTTCGGATGCCGTGTAGATCTTATTTGCCTTCATATCATCCAAAATTCCAGTGATGGTTGCATCGTCAATGCCTTTTGCCTTCAAGATTTCAGTGATGTTCATTGTGCTTTTCCTTTCTATTTACGATTTTTTACAAGGTTTCGGCCTTGAAATAGATTGTTTGAATCCTCTTTTACACCTGGCTTCAGAAGGTGGAAATAGAAAAAGGGCATCTTTTCAGATGCCCCTTATCAACTTGGATCAATCTTGCTTGATAATTACTTGATAGCCCTTTTCCTTCAGTTCCTTGGCCATCCTTTCAGCGTTTGCTTTTACTCTAAAAGCGCCCACCTGGACACGATAGATGACCTTCTTTGCTTCCTCTTTTGGAGCCAGCGCAGCCTTAACATCGGCCCGGAAGGTGTTCATGCTTTTCCCGAATTTGGGGAACCAGTGCGCCACATCGCCATGATTTGAAGCAATGCCTTTCTTTGCGCCTTCGCTATGGTCACAGATGTCCTTTTCCGTAAGATTATACATCTTGCAGAGATAGACACAGAGATCAACAGCTTCCTGGTAAACCTTATCGAAATAGGTCTTATCATTCAGGCCATCTTCGCAGATCTCAAAGCTGATATGCGTATCATTGCCGGATCTGCCGCAGTGCCATCCACGATGGTTCCAGGGCAGGATCTGATAGGTTGCAATGGATCCATCCTTCAGTTTACCGATAAATGCATGACAGCAGATCTGTTTGCCACCGGGCCGGAATGTGTTCCAGTAGTTCTTGTTTGCGTTCACGCCAAGCAGACCATCATCAGGCCCTACATAGCGCCGCAGGTTCGGATTGTTTGCACCTGTCGAATGCACCATGATGCCCTTTGGTGTGATTTTCTGTCCCACCTTGTAGCATTCGTTTTCTGTGGCGATCAGTTTATGCAGATTCATCAGAATCACCTTCCGGACATTCTTCAGGGATTCCAGCCAGGGAAGTCAGCAGGGACAGCACACCGGCCAGCAGGGAAGCGCTGCCCACCATGATCCAGTTCACATCACTGATGACAGCAGAAGTGCCGATAGTAGCAACAGCAGTCTGCGCAACAGTCTTGATTGCCCGGATCCCGGCTTTCTTGAACCAGTCTTTCCAACATCTTTTCATTTTTTTTACCACCTTTCATAAAATTAAAAAACAGTTATTCGGAATAACCAAACAACTGCTTTTGGGGACTAACTTAAAACCAAATTGCGACCAAATTGCGACTAAATGGCATGAAAAAAGCACCCTTTTCAGGATGCTTTTATTCAGGCACTTAAAACAAGCACCTATCGATTATGTCTTTACCTCTCAACTTATCGATCCATTCATCGGGGATCCCTTCCATGCCGTACATTATCCCGGCTAAACCGCCAGCGATTGCTGCCACCGTATCGGTATCATTGCCCAGGTTTACAGCCTTCAACACTGCATCTTTGTAATTGTCCGTTGTTGCAACGGCCCACACAGCCGCTTCAAAGGTATCGACAACAAAGCCGGAAGACTTTATTGCTGATTCATCCAGGTTGCGGATCTCCGGGATTCTGCCGCTGCAATTCTTTATGGCATCATCCAATGATCCGCCTTTCAGCAGCTGCTTTGCAATGACCACATAATCACAGCAAATGTCCATTGAAATGCCATTGGCGTGTGTAATGGCTGATACAGCGGAAACAGTTTCCGCATTCACATCAATGAAGGCAAGCGGAATAATACGCATCAGGGATCCATTGCCATTGGAATAGAAGTCATCCAGGCCTTTCCCATACCGCAATGCATTAACCGTTGTATTCCCGGCATCAAACACAATGTGATCAATCGTGTATTCAGCATCAAACAGCCACTTTCTGAACCTGGCCAGCATATCATGACAGTCAATCTGTCCACATGCCCGGATAGAATCACAGGTTGCCAGTGTCATGCTGGTGTCATCGCTCCATGTACCTGCCGGCTGATTGTGTGTTCCGAAGCCGATCATATCAATGATGTGGAATGTGCCACGCTTTTTGAATTCCACAGGAACACCCAAAGCATCACCGATTGCCAGGCCATACACAGCTGCCTTCAGTTTGTCATTCACTATCTTCACCACCTTTTTTCAATGCTATCTTTACGCCATCAAACTGCAATGTGACATCACGATCATCAACCGTGATGCCCATTGCATCAATCCACTTTTTTGGAAGGGAAACCTTGCAATTATAAGAACCCTTGCCGGCGTTTCCACCGGCCTTTGTAAATATTATTCTGCCGTTTCTCTTTTCCATCTTGGGAACCTCATTTTTTTGATGGCTTATTATAACATATTGGTTACCAATAGTCAATACGCCTTATTCCTTTGCGTAGTATTCGCATCTGTCTGTGTTCTTTCTGATGCCAGATGGCTTCAGATCGTAGATATCACAGATCCCTTTCCTGTAATTCGCTACATCCCGGAACACACAATCTTTGCATTGTTTGTATTGATCACTATTGTCGGAAAGCAGTTCATCTGAATATCTTTCGGATAGAGTTTTATTTGCCATTAGTATTTCTCCTGTTCAATTACTTCCATGTCAAGATAGATTTTTCCGTTTGATTTCTCAACTTTGGTGATCCTAAAAGTAGTTTCACGCTGAAAAATCATTTCCGCTTCATCACCGAAAGATGATTGTTGCGCCAAACCGTCCCAGCCTTTACCGGAACCATTACCAAAGGCGCTGAACGGCTCTGCATACATCATTTTAGTACCTGATGGAGCATAGATATTCATGATGATAGGCTTATGCGAAAATCCTTTTCCCTTTGATACGCCTGTGCTTAAAAAACCATGTTCCGTTGGTGTTGTTCCGATTAGCTTTGCTGCCAGATCTGCTTCAGATAGGCTAAAATCATTTGCATCAATACCAAAGAACTTGTCCATGCCGCCGTAATCGCAACCACGCTGCACCCAAAAATCATTTTTATAGGTGCTTTTCTCGATGATGCTTGTCATATTATCAATCTGCTTTTTGACTTCCCCACGCTTAAAGCCGCCATAATTTGTGCCAATCTCATTAAGATCAACATTGCCAACACCCAAGAATTTATTAGTACCATATTCAATTCCACGCAATGGTTCATTGAATTTATGATAGCTTCTTGTGTATTCGTATATGGCTTCTCTTTCTGCGTTACTGGCATTTTGCCATACATCACCGCATACAGACCGCAGCACGCTATCTGCGCCCTTAACACCGCCATTGCTGTCGGTAAACCAATAGGCCGCATCTTTCCGTTCTTGTGAAAAGGCGGCATCGATTTTGCTGCGCTTCAAACCATTCTTCTTCAGACTGTCAATTTCGGAATCAATAGCATTGAACCTGTTGTGCATTTTGAAATATGCAGATCCTTGTTTATCGAAATCATCAACCTGGTCAAATAAGTCTTTCCATTTTTGCGTTTCAGAAGCATCAGCTGCATACAGAAGTTTATTTTCAAAGTAATTTTTCTTTGCCTGGATAGATCCACTCTTATCTTTCCAATCAAGTGTGGTGACATCATCTTTCCAGATACCGCTGTATGTTTTGACATCGAAGTTGTCAAGATCATTCTGCAATGCTATCTTTTCTTTTTTCAAGGTCTTGATTTCCTTGGCAACAAGCTTTTTATCCAGCTTGCCCTGCCAATCAATCTTTTGGAGTTCTATTTCATCAATTTTTGTCTTCAGATCCTTCAATGCTTTCAGATCTTCGCCATCGGCAAAGGATTCCAGGCTTCCAAAATCGGAAATTACTTCGTCATAAGTAAAACCGCTGGCTTTCACCTTGAATTCTTCTTGCAGGTCAGCAATATCAACATCAGCTTGTGCCAGTTTTTCATTCAGTTTCTTTTCCGTCAGATATTCCTTTTTGACCTGCGGCTGTGGAACTTCGGCAGCTTTTAGATACTTGTCCTTGAAATCCTCAAAATCTGCCGTCTTATCAAGCCCAAAGTATTCAGCACGATCTTTTAAGGTCTGAAGTTCGTCATCATCCAGCGCCCATCTTGCCCTTGTAAGGCAAGCGCAGCGGCAGTTTATATCTTCGGCAGCTATGCCAAACTGCCCAGGGCGCATCACTTTTGTTCCGCCGGCTTCAAATGGCTTATCCACTTCCCGGATCTGGCCATCCAGCATTCTGTGTGTGGGCCTGGTTCTTCCGTCCAGTGTAGCATCCCATTGCTTTACCACATCAGCGCCCTTCTTCTTGGCTGCTTCCTGTGCATCCGCTGTGGATTCCTGCTGGATCCTGTGGCCCTCTGTCCTGGCAATGCGCTTTGCATTATACAGGCCGCTGCCGGATGCATTATTGATATTCCTGGCAATGTCAGAATAGGGCAGGGAAGAAGCAATGCCCCGGCTGACTTCCTGCGTAATGGTCTTTTTCAGCTTCGCATAATTGACACCCAGGCGGTTATAATAGCCCTCTACAACCTTTGAATCAGTCAGGACAGCCTTCACCACAGCGGCCTGATCAATCGGTGCAATTACTGGGATCCCCTGCATGGCGATATCGTACATGGTGCCAATGTAGCCATATTCATAGCATTCTTTCAGATACTTGTCAATGGCCGTGTAGCTGACACTGTGCAAATTATCAACGATACCGCTGATCTGGCTTTTCAGGGCTTGCTGGTATTGCTTCTGATAGATTTTAGACCGCTTCTGTGACAGCAGGGCGGTCTTTGCAGCTTCGTCCAAGCCATCCTGATTCAGCGCTTGATCCAGCAGATCAATGTCAGCCTGGAACAGCTTGACCTTATCATTGATATCCTTCAAGGCCCTTGCATACTGCTTTTCAAGTTCCTTGATAGCAGCTTCTTCGCTATTAAGCAGCGATTGCTGGACTTCCTTTTCCCACTTATTCAATCAATTCACCACCGTCATCATCATCGGGCTGGATGTTCTGAAGCGCAGCTTGTGCTGCTGCTGTCGGATCTTCTTCCTGCTGCGGTAGCTTATCCTTGATATCGTTGTAATCGATATCAAGCTGTTCGCAGATCAGCTGCATCAGCGTTTCATCATCAAGATGGTTGGCCAGGTTCAGCAAGGTTGTGATCTCGGTCTGCTTGCGCTGGGCATCGGTCAGTTCGATCTGTGCATTCTCCTGGGCATTAGTGATGATCTCACGCTGGAAATCAAAATAGACATCCTTCTGCTGGAAATCGGTTTTGTTTTCGTTATTGATTTCCTTCAGCACAACCTTCAACAGCTTCCGCATGAATTGCTTCAGGCGAATTTCAAGCTTGTTCACCTTCAGATCAAGCAGGGAATAGGCGGACTTGATAGCGATGGATGTGGTTGCGCTGGTGTCCTTCAGACCTTCAGTGTTCACCCCCATACCAAAGCGGAAGATGTTCTTTTCATCCAGATCCAGCTTTGTCTGCCGGGCCTGATAGGGAATATCAACTGTGTGGATCTCCACGCCACCGTCATCGTCTACGCCAATATGTTTCTTGGCCTTAATATTCACCATCAATTCATCCAGATTGTCACCTTGGAAGCCTTTTACCACATACAGCGCTTCATTGGTGTCCTGAATATTATTAGACAGGCCGCAGGACATCAGATCATAATCATCAATCAGGGCCTTGATGGGCTTCAGACCGCTGAACTGCTTCTTGCAGTTATCCAGGCGGAAGAAAGGGATCAGGCCAAAATTGTCATAGTAGATATTGTCATCGCCTGGCTTCTTGTATGTGATGTGCGGCCTGGGATTTGGCTTCACATTTTCATCAGGAATAATGCTGCCGTCATCCTCTTGCATAAAGGAAGTAACTTCTTTATCATTCCACACTTGGATCCGCTTGATCTTCTTGCCATCCTTGCCAATGCGGTCAATGTACCAATAGATCACATAGGCACAACCGTCATCGGTTTCCTTCTCCCTGATTTCCACCACACCCATGCTGTCAGCGCACTGGAAGGCCGTCTTTCCCTCTGCATTCTTATAGGCATAGGCATATTCAAATCCTTTGGAGATGCAGCCAGTGATCACTTCATACAGTTCGGCCATGAAATCTTCATTGTCATTGAAGTATTCGTTCAGATAGTCCTGAAGATCTGGATTGTCCGATTTCACAAAGCCTTCCTTGCCAGAAAGCATATACTGCACTTCCTGATCCACCAGTTCAGTGAAGAATGGATGGCTGATCTTAATATTGCTTTTGGTTGTGTCTTCCTGAATGTTGCCATCCGCATCGATGAAGAACACACGATAGTTTCTGATATCGTGATCTGCTTCATAATAACGAAGACCGGTTCTTGCAAAGCGCTTTTTGTCGCTGGCTGCATCATTGTCGATAAAGTTCTTTATTTCTGTCGCAGTAAGCATATATTTATCCCCCTGTTAAATCATCCACTTCTTCATCTTGCGCCAGCCTTCCACGGAATAACGCAGTGCAGCCATGGCATCATCTTGGAATGGCACAGGTTCATCCAGGTATTCACCGGTTCTGTCATCCTTCTTCCACTTCCATTGCTGCAATTCCTTGATGGTATTTACGCAAGACGGATGCACATAGATCTTCCGCTGCTTCAGCCAGTCGATCTGTGCCTTTACGGATCCAGCAGATCCGCCTTTATCCACGCCCCTTGCCCGGAAGCCGGCCTTCTGCCACATCTTGATCCTGTCCGGTTCTGCGGAATCACACCACATCTGTTTCTTTCGGTCTATGCCGTGTATCATAGCCAGGTCAATCAGTTCGCTGGTGTCTTTCTCGAATTCGTATATTTCCCTGGTAATGTAGATGTCATCGTCCTTGGTGCCGACAGCCAGGATCGCATTTGCATGATTGAAGCCGAAGTCCTGACCAATGGCGAAATCATCATAGTCAGCAGGATCCTGGGAAATGTCCTTGACTTCCCAATTGTGCAGGATCAGACCGCCGATTTCGCCCCATTCGCCCAGGCCATAGATCTGATAGCCTTCAGGATCCACGATCTTTCTGCGCTCCATGCGCTGCCGGTAGGCATCATCAATGAAGCGGTTCATTAGATAGGTGGAATGATGGCACAGCACATTGGGATCCGGTACATCAAAAAAGACCTTCTTGATCCAGTGATTTTTGTTTACTGGATTGAAGGTCATTCTGATCTGATAAAACTGACCAGCCGGCAGTTCGCCACGAAGACGGTCATCTATGATTTCCACATCGGCCTGTGTTAGTTCGGTTGCTTCCTCACACCATACATCAGTAAGCTTGCCCTTTTGAAATGTGATAGACTTCAGCTTTTCACGCTGCTTGTCATCATTCATCCCCCGGAAGATGATCTGATTGCCGTTTGCTTTGCAGGTCAGCTTCAAAGGTGACATATTGATCTGCCAGTATCGGTCAGCCTTATCGCCAAACATACGATAAACAGCGCCGGTCAGTTCAGCAAAGGTGCTGTCCCGGTTTGTGATATCCGATTTGCGGATGCAGACCAGGTTCCGGCCCTTATCCTTCATCAGCCGCATGATGTAGTTCTGCGCCGTGTCAACCGACTTTCCAGAACCGGCGCTGCCCTTCATGACGATATATCGCTTGGTGCTGCGGTCAACTTCCTTGAAACAGGGATTTGCTTGAACTTTGATGTTCATCCGTCATCACATCCAAACAGCAGACAGAAGGGGAACAGCTTTCTTATTTCAGACTTAAAATCTTCTAATTCCATTGCAAGGCAATATACACTAAATCCAAGTGAATCAGAAACGCTTTTCAGCAATTCATCCGTTTTATCACATTCTGGAAATTCCAGTGCAATGTATTCCACAAGAAGTTTGTCCCTATTCATCTGCGTCACCGTAATCCACCGTAATGTTCAAATCCATGTCCACTTCCTGCTGCACCTTGTCAGTAAAGATCATGTGCGCCTTTCCAAGCAGTTCAGCAGCTTTCAGCCGTTCCTTTTCGTCCGGTGCTTTCTGCATCGTCCTGGCTTCAGAACAGCCATCGCCGGTGCCTTCCACCACAACTACTTCAGAAACGGACTGGCCACGCAGAACAGAAGTAAGATATCGCATCACTTCAGTCTGGTCAGCAACCAGGGCAGCTTCCTTTTCAGCCATCCGCTTTCCGATGTATTCTTTCAAGTCAAGTTTGGTCAAATTTTGCTGCCCAATTTGTTTTGCCGTCTTCTTTGAATACCCGGCTCTGATTGCAGCCTGTGTTGCATTCAGATCAAGCAAATATTCATCACAGAAGCGCTGCTGCTTTGCTGTCAGCTTCTTTTCCGCCACAATCATCACCTTCTTTCTATGGCATACAAAAAGCCTGGCAGGGAAGGAGTCACCCTGTCAGGCTTGGAAGATATCTTGTTCATTTCTGCACCTTAAATGTAACACATTTGGAGTATAAACTTCTATCAACTCTTTTGATTTTTTATGATGCCATCAACCATTTGCAACGCCCTTCCATGCAGTTTACATACCCATTGATATGTAAAATTCATTTCACAAGCAATTCTTTCCCATGTCTTGTATTCAAAATAACGCTTATACAGAACAGCAATGTAATCTGCATTGCCTATCTGGTCAATCACACAGCTGACCTTTCTTTTCTTATCCACAAATTCATCCACAGCCGTGTTTATTTCTTCTTCCAGGTCAATGATCTTCGCAACGGCATTCCCAATCTTGTCTTGATCACCGCCGCCTGAAACAACATCCTGTTTCCAAGTTGCGGTGATCTTTGTTGCCAGTTCTCTTAATTGGGCAACCTGTTCCAGCTTGCTGTTGATATGTTTATCACACAGTTCCACCTGTTGCAGAAAACTTTTTGCATCATTCACATTGATTCCCCCTTCCGTTCAAGATAGGCCACATATTTGCCATAGGACATGCCATGTTCAGCAGCATCACGCAGGATCCTATTCAAATCATCACGCCGTTCCTGTGCGATTTCTCGCTTCCTATTGGCTTTTCTGGTTTTTTGGCTTTCTCTTTTAAGGTTTATTTTCATAAGTTCTTTGCATTCATCCGAACAATTCACCAGGCAGCCGGGCAAATTCATTTTCCGTAATAGACATCTGTTATATCCTCTAAAGCTTGTGCTTTTCCCTTGGCATAACCATCATAATAACCTTCCGTGTATTCGTGTATGATCTTTACTTCTTCCGGCGGATCCTTGGCTTCATTGATAACAGCCGCAGCATAGCCGATAGACACAGCGCACACGAAGATCATGACAATAGCTGTCCATATTGTTGTTTTATTCATCTGTCAATCCTTTCGCCGGGCATCTGGCACAGGGCTTCTTCCCCCGGCCAGATCCATATTTGCAGAAGGTGCATGGTGTAGCTTTGATTTCAGGCATATCCAGGATGTTCTGCCGGATTACCGGAATTGCCACATGATACCCCGAAAAATCAAAGCCATAGTCACCATAAAGCTGAAGCAGTTCATCTGCATCAATGATCCGCATTGCCGTCACCGTCCATCTTTGCCACTTCTACAAATCCCAAAACCGTGTCAATAACAGCTTTATCAATGGCTGAATGTATGCTTACCTTGTTTTCGCAAATAACAGGCATTTCAGCAATCGATTTATCGTAATAAACAACTTTATTCACTTTCCATTTACCATCCCAAAAGTCAACAGAATAACCAGTGCTTTTAGACGCTTCCATCCGTGCCGATTTTGCAGCACCAGTACGCACAAAGTAGCTTTCTCTTGATACCCACGGATTTTTGTATATTTTCATCACTCTACCTCCTGCATCCAAAACTCTCGGCGGCAGCCAGAGCACACCAGTTTTGTGCAATCCCCGTGTCTGTTCCGTTGTTCAGCAGAAACGGTCATTGGGCATAGCATCAAACACCCACTTTTATCAATTTCCGCTTCAGGCCACTGTTCCAGAAACACGCTTTGCCGTGTCTTGCGTGGGTGTGCATCAGACCATTTCTCGACAATCGCAACAGCATCGGCGGTCTTTGTTCCGTAATTCACAATCATGTCAGCAAACATACAATTTTGGCGATTGATAAGCGCAGGGCACCCACCGCAAGCAACATGCGAGAAAAACCTACACATCCTTCTTGTTTCTTCGAGATATATTACTGCATCCATGTTATCCCTCCTTTACCGACAAACGGTTTCAGTTTATGCATCACTATTTCCACCTTCTAAACACAATCTTTCCTGGTTTGCCTGGATCATATTGATCACTTCCTGCAATGGCAAAGCGATCTGCTGCCTGGATTTTTCCTGTGCAGACAGGCTTTCATAGATCATACGGAAGTTTGCCCTTTCGGTTGCAATGTTCTCTGACAGGCAAATATTGCGGAACCCTGTGCGTTCTGCTGCTGTCCTGGTCATCGGATCCATGCTATCCAGGGCCTTTCCCTGGTTGTAAATTCCGTACTTTCTGACAGCCATCAGCACCTGTTCCCAAGCTTCGCCCCAATCCTTCACGCTGCCATGCTGGACTGTTGCAGCGACTTCCCGGATCTCTGCGATGGAAGGTGACCACTTATTTGTGGCCACCCACTGGCGCAGGGCAGCTTCGGCAACAGGGAATGGAATGTCTTGCAGTTCTCTGTACCAAAGTTCCATTGCTTGCTGGTTCGGCAGGATCTGCTCCTTGGGATAATAGGTGCGAATGGCAGAAGCAAACAGGCCGAATTCTTTTTTATCCATGATATCTACCGCCTTTTTTCTTTGATCTGTTGATGATGGATAATGTGATTGCATCATCCTGGGCTTTCTGATTCCGGATCATTTCGTTCAGTTTGTCATGGGCTGCTTTCTCTGATATGTACTTTTCGCAGGTTGCATGGCAGCCAACAGATCTATCCGGGCAATTTCTGCAACATTGGATCATGTTTCTGACCACTCCTTTGCCATAGCATAAAAATCATCAAGTTCTTCTGCCTTGGTCTGCTTGTGGTAGGGCTGTTTGACAGACTGTGTGAATCGCTCCTGGTCTTTCCTGGCCCAATTTCTAATGGTTGCATAATGGCTTTTATAGGATTTCCCGGTTGATGCAACATAGGATGAAAGCCGTTCAATGCGTTCTTCCCAATCGAGATATTCATCTTTCAGCTTTTCCAGTTCATCATCTGTCAGCAGTACATTTTTGTATTCGCCATACTTATGTTTGACAGGCTTGGAAGGCTTCGGGGAAGATGCTGAATCGTCAGATTCAGATATACTATCCTCTACTATACTTTCCTTATCTCTACTATACTTATCTATACTATGCTGTGGTTCCAGATGGTTGCCATTTGGTTGCCAAGTGGTTGCCATTTGGTCTACAGGCTTTTCTGTATAGGCGTTATTGTCCTTCACATCAAGCATGGCAAGCTGTTCCTGGTACTGTGTCGGGTTATATCTGTCCTTCCGTAAGGTGTTATGCATCCGCCAGTGCTTGATAACGATGACACCATTTTCAAAGCAAATCACAAAGCGCTTCGCAATCAGCAGCTTCAGATCATCATCGGAAGCGCCAATCGTCCGCTGGATCCGTTTTGGATTGTTAATGAAACCATCGTCATCAGCCCTCATGTTAAGGTGAAAGTAAAGGGCCTGTGTGGAAAGTGGCATATCCAGGAAAGCATCACTGTCTATGATCTTCTGCGTGAACATTCTCTTTTCAGCCATCAACATCACCTTCTTCCGTGTTTTCTTGACGGAACCATGAGATTTCAACATGGCCGCAATTCTTGCAGCGTAGGATCTCCACCGTCACATTCCGGTATTTCTCGATCACATCATATTGGCATGGATCCAGGTCATGGACCCCGTCTGGCTTGATGGTGGTGCCATTTCCAAAGCTGCACTTTTTCAACTGACATCACCCCTGGCATATTCACGGAAGATCTGTTCGTTTTCCTGCCGCATAGCTTCCACCTTTTCACATGCGGCCAGATCGGGCCGGTGCTGCTGCACCTTTTGCCGTGTCCGTCTTACCGTTTCAAAGCCGGGGAAGGGCAGGATGTTCATAGAAGCCAGGAAATTCGGCACAGAAAGGCTTTGCAGGTTGATCCCACAATCTTCTGCTACACGCTCCAAAACCTTCAGGTAAAGCAAACTATCACTGTTTCTGGCCTGTTTATCTTCTTCCAGGATCTCTTTCACAAGGTTGGTGGTAGTGGTCAAATTAGTCATTTTTTCACGCCCTTCCTGTGGAGCCAATGCCCCCACGATTTTCATTGCCAAGATGATAAACTTCCTTCAGGATGAATAAAGGCTGGTGTTCAATGATCCGAAATTGGCATATCCGGTCATTCTTTCTGATGATGGTGTCCCTGGTTGCGTAGGCCAGAAAGTTCCATTCATCGCCATCGCCCTTGTAGGATTCATCCATGATACCAATGCTATTGGCCATCAGAACGCCATATTTGCGATATACGCTGCTTCTTGGTGCAACCAAGGCTTCATATCCCTGCGGCAGTTCCATGGCCACACCAAGCGGAATTTGCTTGTACATGCCGCCATCAATGAGGGTATCTTCCGCACACCGAAGATCAATCCAATCGCCCACATTGATTTTTTCGATTTTCTGAATATCACGAAGATATTTGATCTTGATTTCAAGCATTCGCTTTTCCTTTCACTTGAATTTCATCTGTTCTGTCGGTTTCTCCTTGATATCGATCACCCTGGTGTCACCGAACTTTTCAAGGCACATGGCCAGGTGTTCTTTGACCGCCTGGGCCTGGATGACCGGCACATTGACTTCAATTGTCACAATCAGCATTGTCCTGTCCTTTCAAATCAAAGCCAGCTTCCCATTCCCTGTAAAGGTGGATCCAGTCTTCCAGTTCCATTGTCACCAGGATTTCAGCATGGTTCTTTTTGTGGAAGACTGCCGGAAGCCTTCCTGTTCCGGCAGCATCCCTTTTTGCCTGTGCCATCCATTCATACAGCTGCATACGCTCCTGGTGCTTTGCTTCGATATGTATTCCGGGAAGGCCAACCACATCAGAAGCATCACCGGTGTTTCCGCAGTATTGGGCGGTTCTCCTGGCTTCATAGCCGTATTCACGGAACCGGGAAGCAAGCAGCCGTTCAAATCTTGCACCTTTCTGTTTGCTGTTTACCGCCACTCAAATCCCCCTAATCCGTAAGCCTTACTGGAAGAACCATCTTTATATCATTGCTGTTTGTTCTTATGATCACAGGTTCAAGTGGGCTTCTGAATTCAAGCACACAAGCCGTTTTGCATATACCGCCAGCAGATATCCGGGCGGCATCTAATGCTTTCAGTAGATATTCCGCATTGAAACCTATTTTGAAAGATGGTTCACCCTTCGGCAAAACTTTTTTCCAATCACAAAATTCACCATCTGGCTGCTGATATCCAAATACGAATTCATCGCATCTGAACAAAGCTTCATTTCCGTCAAGTTCAATTTCCACTTTTGTTTTTCTTGGCAATTTGACATTGCTTTTCACATAAACAACAAAGTCTTCTTCGCTCTTGCAGACAGCGTGTTCAACAGAAAGCTTGAATCCATCGACAGCAACTGCAACAACCTCATCACTATCAGAATGAAATTCCAATCGAATAAATTGGTGAATATATCTTGATCCGAAAGATCCGGTAAACCCCTTGGTTGCATTGATCAAGCGATTAAATATATCTGTTGTCATTATTGCTTTTTTCATATTGATACCACCTTTCAGAAGGGAAGATCATTATCGTCAGGTTCCGGGATCACTTCAAAATCGTTCGGTGCAGCATAGCTGCCATAAGATCCGAAGGAATCAGATGCAGCAGCCTTTGTCTTCAAGGGCTTGTCCGCCGGCAGCGTGTATTCATTGGATCTGACCAATTCGACATCACAAGCCCGGAAAGGACGGACAGCCCAGCCATGCTTGCCGTTGTAGTCCCATTCCTCATTGCGGAAGATGATGCCGATTACCTTGCCAACAAGGGAAGTTTCATTCCAATTCCACTGATAGCCTGGATTGGACTTCTCAAAGGCAGAAGTCATGCCCTTCAAGCTGCTTTTAGTCCATTCGTCCTTTTCGGATCCGTCATCCTTGGGCAGCCACTGACGCAGAACGCCTTTCCACTTCTTATCCTCTTTGGTGTTCGCCTTGAATTCATTGTCATAGAAATTGTGAAAATCACCTTCGCAGATGTCAAACAGGATGCACAGCTGATCGCCATAGTCGGTGGGCTGAACAACAGCTTTCTTCACCTTGCAGACATAAGCGCCCAGCGGCAGTTTGGGATAGTCAGCGAATTCCTTTACTTCGTTCCAGTTATTAGGTCTATTGATCATGGCCTTTTCTCCTTTACTTCATTTCATAATATTCACGGATCGTCTGATCCACGGCTTTCAGATCGTTGTCGATCACTTCAGGGAACATTTCCATAGGGCTTTTTGCTGTGGTGAAGCCATCGCTTTGAGTAACAAAGCTGTGCTTCTTGCCGTCTGTCACGCACATCAGAACGATGGAAAACAGCCCTTCCAGTGTCAGCTGGTTGTCCAGCATCTTGCCCATCGTCTTTGCCTTGACCTTGCCTGTATTGCCATCTGTTTCCGTGTGGTGCAGGAAGTAGACAATCACATCAGGTGGTGTCTGCCGGATCACAAACTGAACAAGGTTATAGAAGTGCAGCGCTATGTCTGTAAACTTTCCGAAGCCAGTTTCCTTTGCCTTCGCAAAAGATTCAAAGCACAGAAGATACTGCGAATCGTCTATTACAAACGCCTTCTTTGTGCTTTTGCTGATCCCGGCAACGATGGCATTGTAATCAGCCGTTGACATGATCGGCAGCTTCTTGCGGAAGGGAAGCGGCTTCGCAGCTACATTGAAGATGCTGACATCTTCGGGGTTGAAGTTCCGAAGGCTGGCACTTTTTCCGCTACCGGATTCCCCCAAAATCAAAACAGGGATTCCCATTTTTCAAATCTCCTTTCATTTAATTTGTGGATTCATGGTCTTGACCAATTCCGCACCCTTTACCTTCATTCCGGCCCTGATAGCAAGCTTGATTGCATTTTTATCCGGCTTGAATGTGATGGTTTTTGCCAGGTACTTCTTCGGCAGAATTGCTTCATTGGTGATCATTACCGATTCGGAAGGCTTCCACTGCACTGCACACCGGGCCGAACTGAACTTCTCACCATGCAGCGCATTTTCAAGCCAGGCTTTCAGACTTTCCACTTTGGCTTCTGCTGCCCTCTGCCTTGCGGAAAATGCTTCTTTCTCGGCCTTAAAAGCCAGGGCATCAGACTGAAGATTTTTGATCCACAGCGCAACATTTTCAATTTTCTGATTTCTTTCCATGAACAAGGCTTCAAGCCGGTCAGGATCAATCATTTCGCCGGTTTCCTGGTCAATGCATCCCAGGATGCTTTTGTCAATTTCATATAAGCTGGCCATTTTTTCTACTCCTCTATGTAATCTTCAACATTCACCCTGTATGATTCCATACAGTTTTCGCAGATGAATTCACCGTTTATGTAGAAGGCTGTTTCATCCTGGATAGGTTGTCCGCAGTCTGCACATTCCGGCAACTGATCCATCAGCCGGCATTGCTCTGCATCGTACTTATCCCATTGGTCAAGGGCATCCGGTATTCGTTCTAACATGGTGCCACCACCAATATGAAGAAAATGAAGCAGAACAGCGACAGCATCCCAAAGGTGCAAACAAGAATGTCTTTGATCGTTTCAACAGTTTCACTGCGCTTTCTGGATCGCTTTGTAGAAATCTTTTGCTGCATTTTCCAAAACCACCTTTCTTTTTAGTTTCAAGTGACAGCTTGTCCATCACAGATCTGGCAACCAGATCAGCTGCCAAACAAGCAAGTCAAGCTTTCTTTGCAGACATTTCCTTTGCATACAGATCCCGCAAAAGACTTGCAGCGGCTTTTTCGATGGCCTTCATCCGCCTTGCTCGTTCATCTTCCGCAAGAATTGGTTGATGCACTCTGACGGTCATATTGGGGAATTCAAACACCTTGACTTCCTTGTATGTATCTTCTTGTTTCATCAGATGCACATCCCTTCTTATGGTCTTTTAGCCTATGCGTTCATGGCTTGGACTAATGTCTGCTTCCGTTTCTGCCATCAGGAATGAATTCTCTTGCCATTGTGTCAATTTCATCTCCTTTCATGTTTGGAAATCCAAACTTATGGTGTAAAAAAATAAACATGAACCTCTACAACTGGGATATGCAAAAGGATGCACCCTTTTTCGATTTCTTGTCTTGTCCAGTCGCTTTTCCCATTAAGTTTCAAACTTAAAGTGGAACGATCCATATCCATTGCAGCAGCAAAGTTGTCTTGGCTCCCAAACTTTTCTTTAATTCTTCCTCGCAATTTTGCGTAACTTGCGCTCATTAAATAAACAACACCTTTCGTATAATATCGACCTGCCATCATCAGTGCCGGGCGGTCAGCCCCGGCAGACGGCCTTTTCAGACCGTTTCGGCTTTTTCCGTTTGCCACAGTTCATTCTCCCCCCCCCCTCAAATTTCAAGCCAGTCCATCAGATGTTCCGCTTCGCTCTTGTCCTGTCGCTCGGTAAAACCGGCTTCATGCAGCGCAAGGATAATGTCACGGCGGCAGTTTTCCGGGATGTCGCTATCACTGCACAGCCAGATCACAGTTGCGATCTGCTCAATACCAGCGCCCTGTTCGTTCATTTCAAACAGCTTGCTGTACTGGCTATTTGTTCCGCAGGTGAACCAATCGTATTCAATGCAAAGGCTGCGAAGTTTTTCATTGTCGATGCGGCCTTCTCTGGTTTCATAATCAAAAAGTTTCATGGTCATTCTCCTTTCTCAATAGCAATACCATGCAATATATGTGCCGGGATGCTCGGCAACATATTTCTTGCAGTCTTCCCAACTTCCTTCGTGCTGCTTGACACCCACGGTGTGCGTTCCATATTGCGGATCAATAACCTTTTTGTCCATGTAAACTATCCACATTTTTATTGCTCCTTTCGTTTGTGTCCTCTGCATCTTCCGGGCTTGGAACCGGCTTCGGCTGCATTACACCGGGCGGTTTAGCCGCCGCCCTTCGGCTTATTCATCAAACGAGTTCCCAGCAAGACCAGAAGTCGTATTGCTCACCGTGTACGCTGATTTCGTTTCCTTCTTCAAAGTAGTTAGTCAGCCATTCTGTAAAGGCTTCCGGGTTCCCGCTTTCGTCCATCTTGCGCTTAAGCCAAATGCGCAAGGATGAAACGCTTGTGAATGTTCTGCAAATTCCATCTTCCAACTCAAATCCATAAAACTTTGTCATTTTGCTTATCCTTTCTTGTGGTGGGCCGGTTTCCCGGCCCAGGTGGTTTTATTTATGCGATTTCAAACCAATCGCCGAACTTCGCCATGAAATGCTTTGCGCTGTGGTTTGTCTCTGCTGCTGCCCACTTCGTGGAGCGCTTTTCCATAATTGCTGTGTAGGTCTGAACTTTAATATCGCTCTCAACCTTTTCAATCTTGCCGCTCTTTTCCATGATCTTGATGAGGTACATCGTTTCCTGATCGTGGATTGCATCAGCTTCAATGATTGCTTCGGCAATGGTCTTTGCGTTCAGGGTGCGATATTCGGAAGTCATTGGCTTGTAGAATGCACTGTAATCGATGTAAAGAATGTATTTCATTTCTGTTCTCCTTTCGTCCTGTGGGCCAGTGATGTTTGGATTTCCAAACCTTACACAATTATTATAGCGATATAATAATAAAAGTCAATACACATTTTTGATTTTTCCAAACTTTTTTTGTAAATAAGCAGTTTTTTGTTGACTTTTCAAAACATAAAGCGCATACTTAAAAATGGAAAGGGAGTGATAATGATGGAAAATGAATTTAATCGAGTATCGTCAACCCCGAATCGTTTGCGTGAAGCAATGGATGTTAAAGGGAAAAAACAAATTGATCTCGTCCGTGCCACAGGCATTGATAAAGGTTCAATAAGCAGCTACTTATCAGGGCGATATGAACCAAAGCAAGAAGCAATTTATAAATTGGCCGTTGCGTTGGATGTGTCTGAAATGTGGCTGTGGGGATATGATGTTCCGATGGAGCGCACGAAGGCACAAAAAAACAACGATGCCATTTCAGACATCGTTGTAAGAATGCGACAAGATGAAGAATTTCTATCTGTTGTATGCGGATTGAATAATATTGACAAAGAAAAACTTAAACTTGTTTCTGATATGTTAAACGCTTTTCAGAAGTAGCTTCTGAATCAGATCCAAAAGGCTTGTGTCATTGCAATTCATTAGTAACTCGATGATTTCTTTTATGTATTGTTCTTTTGTCACTTCTGTCACTCTCTTTCATCAATCATATTGCCAACCTTCTTACAGGCAAATCGTAACACCTTTACAAAATTTCTGTCAATGCGGAAAATTGCATGAAATGCGATGAGTTTTTATTTTGTTGCATTCCTGCGACTGCGTGTGATAGTGTGGATTTTGAAGGGAGTTTTGCAATGTGAATATTGGAAGCAGAATAAAGAAAAGAAGAACGCAGCTGAAGATGTCAGCTGATGAACTTGCCAGGAAGATCAGCAAGGATCGATCTACTATTTACAGATATGAAAACGGTGGAATTGACAAGGTGGCCATCGATATGCTTGAACCCCTTGCCAGTGCGCTTGAAACTACACCGACATACTTGATCGGAATGGATCAATCGGATCGTTACGCATCCACCCATGTTGTGAAGGAGGGCTTTGCTGCCACCTACATATCAACCAATACTGCCCAGGTGAAAAACATGGAACGATGGGCGCAGGAAGTTGGTCATGTAGAATTCACGGAAGAAGAAAATGAAGAATTCATTAAATTCGCAAAATATCTTCTGTATCGGCGAACATTAGAATAATCATAAGGGAAAGTGTGGTGGGGAACCTGGTGCCAACGAGATCCCCCAACACACAAGCAGGATGATAGGCCATTCCTGACCCAATTAAAAAGTACCATTCCATGCAAAAGAAAACAACATTGGGTAGTCAATTATTTACATGGAAAATCAAGTATTCGACTTGTTTTGACATAACATGATAAGAGGAGAAGAATATGTTTGAAAAGTGCATTAGGTGTGAACATCTTGGTAAAGACTGCATCCCAAATCTCTTTGCGCTTCCATTGGACGATATCAACAAATGGGCTATCAAACTGAAGGAATACCGGAGAATCACAAATGCTGAACTTTCAGAGCGTTCCGGCGTTCCAAAAGGGACAATTGACATGCATTTCTCCAAAAAGAAGAAGCACTATCCCGATGTAAGCTATTCTACATTTGCACCAGTGTTTTGTGCTTTGATCGAAAGCAACGAATTGCATTGCCAAAAGGATAAGCTGGATGGACAAACAAAAGGCACTGATGAAGTTATCAAAGATAGCAAAGAAAGGATTGACTATCTAAAAAAGATAGCAGATGGAAGGCTGAAGGTAATCACTATATTAGGTTTTGCACTTGGAATAACCCTGCTTATAATTATTATTGCTTTACTTATGGATAAAGTAAATCCTGATCTTGGGTTCTTTTGGAAAAAACCCTAATCGAAAGGAAGATGAAATGTGTATTATCAACCGAAAATAGATTTTACGCCTGATGAAGTTATAGATTATTTGAGGAAATCAAGATCAGATGATCCAACTCTGACCGTGGAAGAAGTGCTTGCAAAACATGAAGCCATCCTGGATGAATGGTCTGAAAAGAATCTTGGCGGCATTGTGCCTGAAGAAAACAAATATCGTGAAGTTGTGTCCGGCGAAACGCTGAAGGAAAGACCGGAAATAAATAAGGTAATCAAGCGAATCGAATCGCCGAAAATCAAAGCCATTCAGATAGTGGAGCCGCAGCGTTTAACCCGTGGTGATCTTGAAGATATCGGGCGTATCATGAAGCTGCTAAAGCATACAAATACATTGGTGATCACACCAAACCGCATTTATAATCTGCATGATGATTATGATTGGGATGCCCTTGAAAGGGAATTGAAACGAGGAAATGAATTCCTTGAATACACCAAGAAAATCCTGAACCGGGGAAGGCTGCTGTCAGTAAGCCAAGGAAACTATATCGGCAATACTCCGCCTTATGGGTATCGCAAGGAATTTGTGATGGAAGGCAAAAAGAAATGTCCGATTCTTGTGCCAAACAAAGACGAAGCAGAAGTTGTCCGCATGATGTTTGATCTGTATGTTAATGAAGATATGGGCTGCTGGAACATCTGCAAAAAGTTTGATGAAATGGGGATTAAACCGCCAAAAGGTGACCATTGGTCAGCAAACGCAATGACAAAGATGCTTGAAAACATTCATTACATTGGTAAGGTAAAGTGGAATCATAGAAAAACCATCACTATTGTGGAAGACGGTGAATTTGTCCAGACAAGACCTGTTGCAAAAATAGGCGAATACCTGATCTATGACGGTAAACATAAAGCCATTGTCAGTGAAGAATTATTCAATGCTGCACAAGCCAAGAAGGGCAAGAATGCACGATTGAAGCCTAACACAAAAATCAGAAATCCGCTTGCTGGTCTTTTATGGTGCAAATGCGGAAGGGCAATGTCGTTGCGCACATACAAGGCGCACAATGCACAGCCAAGGCTATTGTGTGACGGCCAGACATATTGCAAAACAGGATCCTGCACTTATGATGAAATGATAGTCAGAGTTGAAGAAATCCTGAAAAATTGCATATCTGATTTTGAAGTTCGCTTGAAAAGCGACGAAGGTGATTCTGCCAAGCTTCATGCAAGGCTTATAAAGAACCTTGAAAAAAAGAAAAAGGAATTGGAAGCGAAGGAACTGGCGCAGTGGGAAACACAATCACATCCAGATCCGGCGCAAAGAATGCCGCAGCATATCTTTCAACAATTGAATGAAAAGCTGCTGAAAGAAAAAGAAGAAGTGCAGCAGGCGCTATGCAAAGCTTACGAATCTATGCCTGAACCTGTTGATTATGAAGAAAAAATCAAAATGTTCCAGGATGCACTTGATGCATTGCAGAATCCAGATGCTTCAGCAGCAGAAAAAAACAAGCTTCTGAAAGCTTGCATCGAAAGGATTGAATATCACCGTGACAAACCTGAAAGGATAAAAAGCCAGCAGGTAAGATTCTACGATCCGGTATTGAAAAAAACAAGGAACAGATCACCGCTAAAAACAGGTGGTAATTGGACTACTCCAAACATCGAATTAGATGTGAAATTGAAGGTGTAAATTTTTTTGCGCCTATCAATTCCATCATTAGTGTGCAGGTTCTACTGCACACCAATGATGGATATCAAAAAACAACCGAAAGGAAGATTGCAATGAACACACTTGGTAAATTGGAACAGCTGCTGCTTGCCGGCGAAATTACGGAAGACGAATACAAGGAAAGAAAAGAAGTGTATGTTGAAACGATCCTGGAAATATACTGCCTTGGGATCATCACGAAAGAACAGATGTATGAAAAGATAAATGAATGAAAATCCAGTTTCTTTTGACGGAATATCCAATAATTGATTGGATAGTTGGTGCGCTTCGCTGATTATTCCGCCAAGATATTGCATTGCAGAAATATTGGGAATAAAATGAATTTGCTGTTCACCCACAACCGAATTAAAGGGAAGGAGTATTTAACATGGGATTTTGGGACAATGCAAAGCATGAATCTTCCTATTCTGTCGCATCTGGCGAAATATTACCGTATGTAGTTCTTCAGGTAACGCTGAAAGAAAAGTTCATCGGAACCGGATCCGGCAACCTGACCGAACTTGAAAATGTGATCAACAATCAGGCAAAGAAAGGCTATCGGCTGCACACAATTTCCACAGCGAATGGCGGAAGCAAAGGTTTGGCCGGCGGTGATAGAATCCAGGCAACAATGGTGTTTGAAAAAATTGTATAAGGTGTCATTATGAGTTTATTTAGTGCTAAAAGAAAGCCGGATCCAAAAACAAATGCCCTTGGTGAAAGTCTGGATTGCCTAACAGAAGAAGGTGATCTGCCTTTTGGATGGTTCACGGCCACCAAATCGTTCACTGATAAAGTAAAAAATGAATACAATACATTTCTTTCTGCTTGGATTGCAAGTAGGAGAGGCACACCGCTGGATCAATATTGTGCGCTGAAATCATTTGTTGTCTATATGAATGATATAAAGCTGCTGTGTGAATCAAAAGGTGAATGCTTTGTTTATTGGCGTGATGAATTGTTTACTGATGACTATCTCGATGAAAGATCAAAAGAACTAACTGAAATAAAGCAAAATATAGCTGAACTTGAATCTTCGTATCAAGCAAAACAAGAGTTTGAGAAAAGCATACTTCCAGCGCTTGAAAAAAGCTTAATGCAGATTATAAAATCGGAACCTGGGATTTTGCAAAAAGATGTTTATAAAATGTTCCCACAGGAAGCGAAAAGCTATATTCAAGAGAAATTGTATTGCGCAGAAAAGTCAAGCAAGATTGTGCGTGAAAAAAGCGGGAATTCTTACAAACTTTATACAAAATGAAAGAAAGGGCCGGGGATCACTCCCCGGCCCTTTCTTGATGTTCAAGATCGTCAATTCGATGATTGGCAACCTTGATCTGTTCTTGAATAACTGCTTCGTGCTGCTCCAATGCGTATGTTCTTTCTACCAGGTTATTGTGCTTATTCACACGCTTTGAAAGCTCGTCAAGTTTGTATTCGATCAGTTCAATTGTGTTGCTATGCTGCTTCTTCGTAGCCCTCATCTGAAATGCATTGTTGATCATGCAGACAACAATTGCTGCTGCGGCTGCGATTATGGCTTCTATCATCCTGATTATCCCCCTGGTGTTAAATTGAGTAAGTGCAACAAAAAACAAGCCATGCATTTGTGGGAACATTGACACCTTCTGTGATCCCATATCTGCTGACCGTAACAGTTCCGTTTGTTTCTATCCCGCATACCCATCTATTCATGCCGGATCCCTGGCAAACGAAAGACAGCGCAAGTTCTGGCCTGAAATCTTCCGGGATGCCGCTGGCACACGGCACCTTTGTTATGCTGGATGTGTATGCTGTTTTAGGAGAAACAACGCCCTTCACAGTAACATTATTTCCGTTTATTCTGTATTTTGGTTGGTTGCCTGAAATTCCGCCATATAAAGAAAATCCATCGTTCAAGGTCAGGTTCTTCCACTCACTACATCCACCAATAAGCATCCAAGATCCCCAAGCGGTTCCATAGAATATCCGCTGCCATACAAGTTCATCATCCTTGTCACAAAGCGAAAAGCGCTGCATCAATTGAACACCGTCACCCATCTGTATTACTTCGATCAATGCTGTTGCTGATGCGGTCATGGGCGGCTTATTCAGGATCGTTGTGCTTGTGGCTGTGCTTCCGATGATATAAAAGCCCGGATTCTTCAGGTTATTCAGATCTTGATTGTTTGGCAAAGGAACAGGGCTGTTTACAAGTTCACCGTGTCCCGATTTCATCAGAAGCGCAAATTCAACACCTTCTGTCAATTCAGACACCTTGCCGAAGGCCAGGCCCTTGCCGGAAGCATTGAAGTCCAGCAGTGTGAAAGCTGTCGGGATCTCAAAGGTGCTTCTGACCGTTCCGAAATAGTCAGTAACTGAAAGCCGGATATCATAGCTGCTATCAATAGAAAACAGGCCCGATGCACTGATGATCGATTGATTCAGTGAATAGACAGATCCGCTGGATAGCGCTGTCCAGGATGTTGCTGATGTCAGCTTGTATTCGATGACATAGGATTTTGTGTTTTTATCCCCAACCGCCGAAATACTGAACTTCACAGCAGCATTGATGTATGTTCCTTCATAGTTTTCCGTTCCATCTGCCAGGCATCGGAAGCCCTGGAAGCTGGTGATCTTCGGCGCAGTGTAGGCGATGACCGTGATGCTTTTAGTTGTGGTTGCAGTCCTTCCCCGGCTGTCTGTCACAGTGACTGTGACATTGGATGTGCCGCTTTTGGTAAGGAAGCCCGATGTAAACGCAGCAGACGAAAAATTTGCCCCCTGTACGGTGGTTTTGTAGGTTTTTATAGTAGACGAATAAGCGCCAGCCGCAGTGACCTTACAGGCGATTTTTGACTTGTTCTGAACATATCCGCCGAACTGTGCTGCAAGGCCGGAAACGGCTTCCGTCAGGATTACTGCGCTGATGGTTGGCACCACCGATGCCGGAACCGTAATCTTGAAGCTTTTGCTGACGGCGGATCCGATCTTCGTGCTGCCGGAATAGGTTGTGACAGTCACCTTCGCTGTTCCGCTTGTTGAATTCGGTATCGCATTCAGCCAGCTTTGCGGAATAGCATAGCTGGTAGAAGTTCCAACGCCTGTTGTGGTTTTGGAATAGCTGCCAAAGCTAAAAACAACAGTATGCGTGAAGCTGGAAGCCGCCCTGGTGATGTTTACCGTGACAGCGTTGGTTCCATTCACGCTGACCGAAGATGTCACGCTGCTGATCTTTGATGCCCTGGCGATGGTGTTGAAGGTTCCATTGCCAGATGCAGTTACATTGCCGTAATAGGTGCCGGATAGCGTGACATTGATTCCGCAGGTCGCAGAGAAGGCGCAAGTCTTTGTTCCATCAGAATTGTGTGGAATCGTGACCGTCTTCGTGTATAGTGTTTTGGTCTGGCTGCCAGACAAAGCAGCTGTGAAGCTGAAGGTGTACTTTGTGCCGTTGATGGTCAGGCTGCCGGATTTGCTTGCACTTGAATTGATCGTGTAAGAAGATCCTGTGGAAACAAGCTGCACCTTGGCTGTCACTGTGGATGTGTTGTTTGCCACGGACTGTGAATCCACAGTCCAGGCAATCTGGATCCGATATCCTGTGCGGATGGCCTGTTGAATGGTGCCTGAAGTAGCCATTGTCTTTGCCCCCTATTCAAAAATAGAAGCCAAAAACGGCCCATCATCCTTACTGCGTTTTCTTGAAAGACAGGTTCCCATTTGCCCTTGGCATGAAGGCGAAATTGCCCAGCTGCAAACTGTGCAGGATCTCCGCATCTGTGACATACAGTTTCCGATTGCTGAAGTAGGCCACTTCTGCACCGTCCTGAAGGAAGCTGATCCGGTCATTCGCAATCTGAAGTTCCAGTTCATTTCCGACTTCGCCCAGCAGGATCTGACCATCTACAAAGCGAATATATTTTTTGATTTCTTCAAATTCAGCATCGGCACCTGCGGCCACAGCTTCCAGGTCAGCATTGAACTGCGTGAATTGAATTTCAACGCTGTTCTTTGTCTGCTCGATCTCTGTGCTAACAGAAGAAATCAAGGCATCTGTGTCTTCCTTCAGATAGTAGCTTTCAGCCACTGTTGATTTGATGCTATCTTCAGATGCCTGAATGGATGCAAGCAGATTCTGTTCCACATTGTAGACCGCCGAATTTGCCGCCTGTGCGTTTTTCTCCACAGTCTGAAGGATTTCACCTTGATCATAGGAAATGCCCTTCACAGCTTCACTGAAGCCCTTCACCGTTGCGCCAAGGGAAAGCTTATTCGCTGCTGGATCCAGCAGCTTCAGTGATAGCTTTGTTACCCGGAATCGCTGATCAATGCCGTGTGGATCGCTGGTCACTTGTACCTGTGTTCCCAGGTGGAAAGAAGTGAAATCCTTGTTCACTGTGGCCAGATCCGCAGCGGTCAGTTCAATAGATTCCCACTGGTTGACAACGCCGGCAAGATGTGCCTGTCCCTTTGTTTTAAGGTTCTCCGGTAGCGTGACATCATCAAAAATGACTGTTTTGACAATGGTGCCAAATTGTGATATGGCACCAGCATCTTCGATGAAGTCAGCGCCACCGTTCACATCTGCAATGGTCAGCCGTGTTTCAGTGTCTTTCCCTTCATCGTCCTTTTGCTTGGCACCTAAAGGAATGATGACTGTGGCGATTTCTGCCCCCTTGCGGATCCGCTTCAGATCCAGCAGATTCTTCCCGAAGGTGATCTTCTGCGGCGCAAGCAGGTTGATCGATGCAAGGTAATCAAGGTAATTGACACCGTTTTCATGCCGGATGACGATATATCCGCCCAGTAGGTCAATCAGTTTCTTTTCAATGATTTCCCAGGTGGTCACATAGTCGATATCGGATCTAACAATGTAATCGTTTGGATCCGTGACGGTTACATTGCCAAGCGTGAACTGCTTTGCAGCTTCCACCTGGACATTATGATTGGTGATCAGCATGGAAAGAAAATCAGTGATGCTGCCAGTGAAATCATACGGCCTTTGAATACTGTCCAATAAAAATGAAAGTTCCCCTTCACAGGAAACTGCCTTTTCATTGTGCCAGCCCACATCTTCATCCAGGACACGGCCACGGAACAGCAGATAATTGTCCTGGTAGACTGTGATGATAGATTTCAGCTTTTTGACCATCCCATAATAGGGATGATCGGGTTGGATCGTGAACACAAAGCTGCCGGTTTTGTTTTCTTCCAGTTCCACGGAAGGATTGAAGATCTTCAGGTTTTCCAGCTTGCTGTGGTACAGCAAAAGGCTATCACAATATACCCGATACATTAAAGATCACCTTCCTGCCATGTGAATGTGATATTCCCGGTGCCTGTGACGGTAACATTGTTCGTGCCTTCCACCAGTTCCAATTCCGGCAGCGTGTAGGATCCGCTTCCCAGATCCCATACATTGCTGACATTGAAGACGATGTTCAAGCTGCCTTCCGCCTGGATCGTTACTTCTGGAACAGCCCTTTTCCGGCTGTTGACCAAGGCAATGCTTTCTGTACCATTCACCGCCCTTGTCACAACGGTTTTGGCCAGCTTATATTTGTACGGTTCACATTCTGCTTCAATGCTGACATTGCCAATGCTTTTATTATTGGTAAAGCCGGAAACCGAAAGCCGCCCCCGGTAATAGAAAAGCGGATCATCGTCAAGGATGATCCGCATCTTCTTACCATGCAGGGCATTTTTTACGGTTGAAAACAATGAAAGGAATTCCGCTTTTGGCACCACGGTTGAAAATTCAAACTTGTGTTTCACATCTTCATATTTCGGTTCACCAAAGAAGTCAGTCAGATCCAGCGCACCATCTGCGCCTTCCACATCGATCTTCATGGTTTTCACCGAAGGGCTTCCAATTTCCTTGGATTTCAGAATTAAGTGCAAGTCATTGAATGAATGGTAGTCGCCAAAAGTAATCCCCTTCATCGTTATTCACCACCCTTTATTCAGTTACTTCTGTCCAGCCATAGACACCTGATACATCGGGTCATACCTCCTGTATCATCTGTTTGATGCGCTCCAGGTCTGCGATGGGCGCACAGTAAAAGTCGTGGTTCCATAACCAATGGTCTGCGTGTTCAGGCCTCTTATATTTCAGCAAGGAAAGGTCAGCCCACACCTTATCCCATCTGGCTTGGTGCTTTGCATCACGCTTTGCAAGGGTGCTGATAATATCAGCGGTCAGCTTGCCACGCTCAATGCCTTTGCCGTCATCATTGATGGCAAAATAATCATAGGCGTTTTGGCTTTTTGTATAGCAAATGGGCTTTCCGTTGTTGCTTATAATGCCGTTCTCTGCTGCCAGCACCGTGCCGTATGGGATGTTTACATTGCCGCAAATGGCGGTCTGCTTGAAACGCTTATAGCATATATATTCCATACTTATCACCCAACCTTGAAGCATGGGGCCACACCGTAAGAGGAACCCGCATATACTGCATCAGGATTGCCAGCGTAATCAACCGTTCTAAACATCTCCCCATTTGGAGTATTGGGAGAGCGTAGAAGCCACCATGTTGCATTCGCAAGTAAATCACTGCGATATTTGCGCTTATCGTTACCCGCAGCATAATAATCGTATTGTTTACAATAAGCACTTTCCTTATTTGTGGTATTTGACGATACAGTGCCAAATACTTCATAATGTGTCGGAATGTATATTTTGTCATCGGTCGATGTTGGAGTGACACCGGCGGCCCCGTTTCCTGTATTATCTGTGTATATCGTAGTGGATTTTAGTACAGATTGCAGGTCACTTGGCAGTGCGGCTTCGATAAGCGGCATTACTATCGTCCTCATTTTACAGGACTTCCATCCACCAGCAGTGGTTCTGGAATCGTTCATCCTTAAAGCTGTGCTACCTGATGGGACAGAACTTTGGAAGAAACTGTCTATAAGGCACATATCTTTGCCGTTGGTTTGGGCTGTCTTAAAGCCTTGGAACGCTATTCCTGTTCCTTCACGCTCTTTATTGTGGTCGAATCCAATAATAAATACCCAGGTTGTGTAATTGGAAAGGGTCAGACCATCGGACACTTTGCCATTAAGGACTACCTTTTTGCAGTCCCCGATAGCCCAAAAGTTTTGTGCTATACCAAATGAAGAAACTTTTTTTATTGTTTCCCAGCTGTTATCATTTAGGGTATTGCTTACACTAAAATCTTTTGAACCGCCAGAACCGCCCCTGCGACAGATAAAAGCTTCACTCATTTTCTATGCACCCCCATCTGAATATTCAGCGCAACATCTGTTGCTTCTGTGGCATACACAGTAATGCTGTTTGCTGCCGTTGTGATCCTGTAAATCTTCGCATAGTTGCTGATCTCCTTTTCCGCCGTTGCAAAGGTGCTGGAAGGAACCAGGTCAACAATCGGCTTATCGCTTGCCAGGATCCCGGAAACAGTGATGGTCTGCGTATAAGGCGCAGCGCTGCCTGTCCAGGTAGTGCCGATCTGCGCCGTGAAGAACTTGGTGACAGCGCCATCTGCAATTATTTCCGCAGTCACGGCATTGCTGCCGATCTTTTCGGTTGTCACCGCACCGCTGGCCAGCTTGGAAGTGGTCACGGATCCATCTGCCATAAGGCTTGCCATGCCGAACAGCGGAACAAGGGTTTGCACATTCAGTCCATCCAGCGGCACACGGTAAAGCGGCATATCATTCAGGGCAACATGGTCATTGATGATATCGCCGGAAGTGTAGGCAGGATCCGCAGGATTGGATGCAACAGCATTGCCTTTGATAACAACCAAATTGACCGCTTCAACGCCTGTGGAAGCATCCTTGGTGTACCTGGCCACGATCAGATCATTCCGCATCATGCCCTGTGCGCCATTGTCAATAGTCAGATCTACATAGCCGCCTTCAGCCAGGCGCACATGCCGGCCCTGCATCATTATGTCACCATCAGCAATGCGGATAGTGTTATTCGTCACGATTGTTGC